TAATTGGTCTTCTCTTGATGTGCTTCAGAACTCCTAGTGATTCAAAAACTTCAGTCTGTTCGTTATCACACCATTCTGATTTGTAGTCTGGATGATACACATATCCAAATAAATTATACAATGTCCTTCCAATAATAGGAAGAGTAATTAAAGTTTTATATCCTTCTGGACCTTTAGGATCAAGCCGAGGATCTGTGTCGTAATTTAAACTACCTTTTAAGTCGGGAAAAAAAGAAAACATATCATTGACAATGATATCATCCCAATTGGTTTCAACTGGTTCCATGTCATCTGCCGTAGAAATCAAAATATCCCAAGAACTATCGGGAATATCTCTATTTATGGCATGGATCTTTCCTTTACTTTCACCATAAAAATAAATAACAGTTACATTGTTTGTATTTTTAGATTCTAGGAATTGACGAATATGTTCATTGTTCAATAGCACATCATCAGTATCCATGCTAATGATTACTGTTATTTTATGTTTACCAGAAGCCTTATTTAAATAAGAATTCAAATTTGACATAAATTTTTCAGGTCGTTGTCTTGTCGGGTATTTTAATAAAATGTGTTTCATAGTAAAAATCTCACAATACAAAAATCATATTTTCCCATCTATTTTCTATTAATCTATAACCTAATTTTGTGAATTTATCAAATAATAGATGATGCATGTTATCATTCTCTACGCAGATTATTTTGCAGTTATAGTCTCTTGGATTAAACCAATCCTGAAGTGTCAATTTTGCAGAATATCCTTCTACATCTATATTGATAAAATCAAATGTAGGACCAAATTTATTAAGAAGTTCTTTCATTCCTATATGCCCAATATAAACCTTTCTTGGATTTACTGGATCACCTTCTGAGTTAAATTCTTTATTGTTTTCAATTCCTCTCTGTGTCCAACTCTGAATAGTAGAAGAAACAGAACTCATAGGAGAATCATAAAATTCCAACATTCTTTGATCTGTTAATTCTTCTTCTAATACTACGGCTAGATTAACTAATTCTGCTCTCCTCGGTATCATCTTATACATATCACATAATTTGTAAAAACAATAAGAAGAAGGTTCTACAAATACTCCACTCCAATTATTAAATTGTAACATAATTTGGCGAACATTACTAAATGTTTCTCCATCATACGCGCCAATATCTAACAATTTTCCAGAAGTCATATTATTATCTAAAATGTATTTTATAATTACATCTTGTTCATTATTTTGTGAATAATTTTTAATCATATAAGTCATCTTTCATTTCATTTCATTTCATGACTATCCACCAGATTACGATCTGGCAAATAACCATCAAATTCATAAATATCGTTTTTGGCATTTACATGTATCTGCTGTCCGACAAAATAAACACCACCATTATTAACTCCACGATGAGTTCCGGGTGGAAATGGTTTTTTAGAAAAAAATGGATCATGTTCAATATAAGTTAATTTATCATTTTTTATTTTATGAGTTAAATATGCAGACATAAAATTCTGGTCTTGTGTTTTTTCTAAAGATGGATTATATCGTTTAATTGCATTAAACATTTCACCTTTAAATTTATCACATTTAAGCCCAAACATTCCTGCTTGTATAAACCAAGCATGGTATGGATGATCTCGCATTATATGAATATCTGCGTCAGATGCAATCCAATCATCTACTGCTAATTTTTCTCTAAAAGAAACTCTAGAGTCAGCATCTCTAAAAATTGCTCGCTGCACATCTATAAAGTCAACAGCCAAAAATCTATTCATTGCTGATCTATTATCACCAATAGATTCTATCTGTTTCACATTAGTATTTTTTCTGCTTTTAAGTTCTTCTATTACTTCAGCGGGAACACAAGAATTACAGAAATAATAACATATCCATCCCGGATATACATCTAATGCCAAATCTGCATTATTTATTGCTCCTCTTGTATAGAGAGGATTGTTGCCCCATAAACTAAAAGAAATCACATTTTTCATTTTTATTTTTTCATAAATTGTATCGATTCAGATGTTCTGTCATCATATCGATACAAGTGTAGTATTTTATTTATGTGTGTTTCTGATTTTACTTTAGGATACATCAACAGACACCAAGCAAAATCTTCACCATAAGAAGATGCTTCAAGTTTTGCTTGTTTTGCTATATCTGATTTCCAAAAACACATATGAAAAGGTGGTCGTTTTACATGAGTCATTCCCGGAACATATCTTTCGTTTGGATTGCTCATGTTAAAATTAACTATAAATTGATTGCCGTTTACTATGCAATGTTGATCAAAACTTATAACATCGGCTGGCTTTTCTTTTATATTATTGATAATAGTTGACATGTAATCATCAGTAATATCATCGTCATCATCCATAAAAGCAATCCATTTGCCTCTAGCAGAGTCTAATAGTGATTGTCTTTTTTCACCAATAGTCATACTTTTATTATCAATAAGACAAAGAATTTCAACCTCTGGATAGTTTTTTGTTTGCTCTAACATTTTATTGTATAGAGGTATTAGATATTTTTCAATTCTAGATGGTATTGAAAGTATAAGTATACTAACCAAAACGCTGTCTTTATTAGTTGGCATATTTTATTTCTCCTGCTGCTTTAATAATTCTATCTACAAAATTTACACAATATTGTTTTGCCTTTTCAAAATTGTAATTAACTTTTTCCAAATTTTCTTGGTAATAATTTTCACTGTATTGAGTTGTTAATATCCGCTGTGGATTGATCCAGTAACTAGTATCAAAGAAGTCAGAAATATTTGGACATCCCCAATAAATTGGAATGGTCTTTGTTATTAGACAATCTATAAGTTTCTCAGAAAAATAATTTGGCTCACTAGAACTTTCAACCACTACCGAATACATTGAATTAAACAAATGGATTTTGTTGTCATTGGGCAATAATTGTTCACCCGGAATTGGAAATCTAGTTGATGAATAGAAGTTCAATTTTGCTGGAATATTCTTACGATGATTCCATATTGTATGTCTAACGCTATAACCCAGTTTACCAGATAGTGCGCCACAAATCATACTAACAGAATTTTCTTTTGGAAGATCACCAAGTTCTTCTGTAAAGGTTCCAAGAGAATCTGGATGGTGGTTGGATTTGTTCAACCAAGTAGTTCCATATGCAAGAAACACTGCATTAGGGCAGTTTTCTAGAATTTTTGGATTAGATGTTACTATTTTTGTATAGTGATGCTGATTTGCAATCACATGATCGGCTTGTTCAACCCATGCTGATGTGCTAGGCTCATTAACATTTACAAAAATCTTATGTTTTGCATCAGAATAAAAAACAACATCTCCACCGGGTCTAGAGTTTTTACCAAACCTAGTAAAGTGAATTTCACATGATTCTTTTAAGTCTGGTATTTGATTAGGAGCAAAAAGATAATCTGCATTAATTATTAATGGCTTCATTTGTTTTTCTCCATAAAGTATCATCAGCCATTTCTAGATTAATAACACGATTTAGATTATCATGAATTGCTTCTAGTTTAGAATGATAAAGGTCTAGTGTCAAACTATTAATATCAAAATTTGAATCTAAAACAATAATACCATCCATGTTAAACAACGCACCAATAGCAGGATTACCAAGATAAATTGGAATTGTACCTGTTGCAAAACAGTCTGTTAATTTTTCTGTATAGTAGCCATCATAAAAATCATTTTCAACAACTACATGAAACATATAATCCTTCAAACCAAACATTTTGCTTTTCCATGGCTGTGTTAAATCTGTATCAGGAAGCCGCGGCGAATCACATGCTCCACCAAACAAATCTAGTTTATCTTTGAATTGTTTTGCATAACCATGACGAATCATGTGTCCCTTTGTGTGCTTTTTGGGAGATGCAATCATACTCACCATTTTTGTTTTCTTGTAGATTCCGTATTCTGATTCGGGAATCCAAGGAAGATTGCTGCCGGCTGGACAATATTCAAATACTCTAGAAATGGAAACAAGATTCTTGTCAGAAACAAAAATCTTCTTAAATCTTAGTTCTAATTTGTCATAGTTCCAAGCCAAAAATTGAGATAGATTATTTACAATAGATCTGGATTCGCACACCCAACCATATAGATTATCTAATCCCTCTGGAAGTTGATCATGCTGTAATATAGTATTATCAATTAACAACAAATGATCTATTTTGCCATAACTTGGCAACTTCCATTCAAAATTTTTAGGTTTTCGGTTTGAACAAGATGAAGTCTCCGGATCAAACGGAAACCCATATGCATATAAAAAGTTTTGTTGTTTCATGATTAATAATTAAGCACCCAAGATTTTTTAAAGATACCTGATATGTATTCGTAATCTTTGTGTTGATTCACACCATCGAATTTTCGAGGATACATTATCAAGTTTTTTGTTGTATTCAACACATCAATAAGATAGCACAAAGATGTCTCAACTGTATGAATTTCTTTTGCATTTTCTAAAAGCCAACAATAGTCAAATATGTGCCTTGACTTTGTGTCGTTTTTTATAACTCGTAAATTTGTGTTTACTTCAAAATTCGTTTCTTTCACTTGAAATAAGCCACGAAAAAATGTATTAACAAATACAAAAGGCTCATCCTCTTCCAAACCAAACTCTTTTCTTAAATCGGTTTCTCTTTGTGGGTTTCTAGTAAACTTAAGATATGATTGCCAATTTGTTCCAGAATTGCCAATCAATTGATATTTTGTTCTCATTGCATGTCGCCAATCCCAACCAAAATGTCCATGAGAGTTTCCAAAAGGCAAATACAAAATGGTGTCAGTTTCATCTTTATGAATTCGAACATCTGCTGTGTGTTTTTTATACAGATGCTTGAATGGAAATTCAGAGTTAACATCATAAAACTCTATATTATATTCTTTAATATATTCACTCAAGTAAAGATACTCAGGAATAACAGGCCATATTATCTTGTAACCTTTGTCATGAAATAAACTAACTGCTTTTTGCAGATAAAGCATACTACCTATGCCGGTAGATTGATCAAGCAAAACATATTTCATAAATGTTCTTTTTCATCAATAATCAGAGACTGTGTTTCTTTGTTTATCTTTTGCTTATACGAAAACCGTAAGTCATTGAGTTTAAATATTTTTCTACAACATTCAATAAATTTCTCATCAAATTTATTTAACTTTTCAAACTCTCTTACTTGATTTTCAAGATTCCACAACTCGTTATTGACTGAAAGCAAATCCGTTATAAATTCATTTAAAGTTGAAAACTTTTTAACATGTTTTTGTAAAAGTTCTAATTCTTCAGAAACATTTTTTCTCTTTTCATTGTCTTTGATGTTTTTCATCTTGACAAGAAGAATAGTATACCGATCTAGCAATTCACCATTGGAAATAGAAATGCAATTCATCGTGACTCCGCCATGAAAGAATTACCCGGCGATTGCCATTCAATCAATTGATCTGTATATCCCATCTTTTTCAATACTTCTTTCTTAGATGGCATATCAGATAATCCCATCATAAAAACTGTTGAATTAGATTGTTTTCCTGGCCATTCACAATAATCTCGGTTGAGTATTGCAATCTTTTTTTCTTTTATGTAATTAGTCATACATGCTATAAAAGTTTCATGATCAAATAGATTGCTCTGTGTTTGTCGAACTACATCACATTGCTGTATCCACATCTGAATAAATTCTAGGGTTTCACTGTTATAATTAAACCAAAGAGGAGATGCCTTTATCTGTCTCAACTCTTTTGCATCAGTAGAAGCCACACCCATATTAACACCGAGAGAAGAAAATCCATCAAATATAGATGGTTCCTTTAGAATAAAAGTATCAATATCTAACCAAAGTATTGGTCTTTGTTTTTCTATTAATTTTTTGTAAATGAATTTTGGTTTAATTAAACAGTTATTTTGGTAAGAACCCTGAGATTCCAGATGATCTATTGAGTAAGGAATTCCAAATGATTCACACTCTTCCTTAAATCTTTTTGCGTGATCTGTATAATATGTTCTACCATCTACATCACAAAAATAACTTATCACAAGTGTTTGCATAATTTATTACTTTCCTATATGGTATTTAGGAATCAATTCCCATTCTTTCTTTTCCTTAAAAGGAATAATCTTTAGTTGAGCAATGCTCAATTGGTTTGTTTTATACTTGTCGCTTATTGGAGTCAATAGACCCCATTCGTGTAACAATTTAACTATTGTATTTCTACGAGCAAGATCACTTTCACTTGTATCTGTTTCTAATCCATCTAGAGCCAATAGTTCTTTAAAATGAAGAATTGCATATCTTCCTCTCTTGTGAAGTATATGGCAACTTTGATACAACTTTTTATCTTTTTTGGAAGAAACTCCTATTCTTGTTAGAGTTTCTTTTATCTTGAGGAAGTCGTCTTCATTTTCAAATTTAATCTCTACACCATAACCTTCAAATATATCTTCCGTGTGTTTCATATTAAAGCCATTTCTACTAATAATACCTATTATGCCTTTTCATTGTTGGCACAGATATTTAGAATTTGGCTACTTTTGACGAGATGAACCACCACGGTAAGTTTGCTTCTTCAGTTCTTCTATGTCCTCCGGACTGAGAAGGTCTAATACCTCCTTGGAACGCTTATAAGAATAACCATATACTTCTTTCAGCATATCCAATAGTTCCATCATTCCATGTTCATCTTTTAGCCATTTGCTGTACCTCTTTCTCTGTCGTACAGATAACCGCAAGTAGTCAAAATGCATCTTTTTTTGAATTCCGGGAATGGAATTCATTTGATTGCACTGCATGATGGTATCTGGAAAATAAGAAAGAGAATGATTTATGATGTAAGGTGCATACTCTCTTTCTGAGGGATTATTATCCCCATCAAGGATCGGTTCCTTTGAGTAGTTAATAGCAGTTAAAAAGTCACCCAATTTCATTTAAATTCACACCCCATCATAAGTTCAACGATACATGCCACTAAATTGATCTCCTGATCCGCGACAAATGCCGATTTGTATTGGTATTCCGCTAGAGCAAGAATGGCAGTTGGAATAGATCCGCTCTTTAAGTTTTCATATAAGCCGTCATATAACTTCCTAAAGATGTGCTGTGGATCATTGTCTATATTCGATACAACCCAAACTCTGGCTGCACTGAAGTCTTTATTCTTCATGTGATCCATGAGTTCTTTTATCTTTATATCCCCGACTTCGCTCAAGATACCAATGTCTATGATTCCAGCCGAGGAATACCTCTGCAACTCATTTAAAGTCCTTCTGAAGTCCGGGAAATGCTTTATAATGAGTTGTGTGAGAACTTTTTTATCATAACCAATCTTTTCTTCCTTTAGAATAAACTCACAACGAGAAAGGAAGTCTTTTGCCAATTGTGGCTTTTCTTTGATTGGAATAGAGAAGTCTATGCAAGTACAACGAGAATGAATTGGCTCAATGATTCGATTCTTATAATTACATGTCAGAATGAATCGGCAGTTCTTTGCAAACTCTTCAATTGCGCCTCGTAGTGCTGGCTGGATTGATTGTGCATTTGAATAATCAAACTCATCTAGAATAACAACTTTCTTTGTATCGGACAAAGAAATGGTGGAAGCAAACTGACGAATTTTAGTTCGAAGCGTATCAATGTTACCATCTTCAGAGCAGTTAATGATAATCCAATCTGCTCCTAGTTGGTTACACAATGCTCGGGCAACACTTGTTTTACCCGTTCCAGCCTTTCCTGAAAGTAAAAGGTTGGGACATTCTCCACCTTTTACAATATCATTGAATGTCTTTTTAAGAGAAGCAGGAAGAATACACTCATCAATGGTTTTTGGACGATATTTTTCTACAAACAAATTAATAGTATTCATAATTAACTCCAAGAAAAAGGACGATTGGAAATCCAATCGTCCTCTTCAGACACATGGGATTTACTCAGTTATGGTAACTGCTAGTCGATTCCAATGCAACCCAATACTTCAAAGAAATATCTTTATGGCTAAATTGGCTAATAGTGGACTTCGCAATCTTTACTTGATATTCACCCGGCAAGAACTTTAGATTTTCGATTCGGAAATCAAACTCAAAATCTGCATCGGAAGTATTCTTTCCAAGTTCAACACTAAACTTGTTACATGTTGGATCGTTCTTGTCACAAACAACACCAATCAACTTATTCCCATCTCCAGTTATAGAGAGGTGCGGTAGTTGCAGAACTGAAGACGCACGAACAATCTCATCAAAGATCGTTTCAGTCAAATCAAATTCAACAACAGCATCTGGCATGTTAATTGACTTGGTTGGTACTGTCAGTAGTTTGGGTTCAGAGTAGTAATAAGTCACGCTTGAACTATTATTACCAGAAATAATAACATGCTTATCGTTGAATACAAATTCAGGATCCTTGAACAATGAAACAGTTCCTAGAAACTTGTTCATATCCCAGATTCCAAACTCTACATCAAATGTTTCAGAAACATTTGCTTCTGCCATTACATTTTTAGCGGGAGCAACAGTAACAATCTTATTACCTGGCTTTACCAGAAGATTGGAATTGATTGAAGTAAAATTCTTTAGAATTGTAAGTGTTTGTTTTGAAATTTTTGTTGTTGTCTTAGTATCAGTCATTGGTAATCCTCGTTTTCCATTTTATCCATAATATCATCAAAGTCAACTGTTCCATGTTTTAAATCATCTAAAATACGACGAGTATCGTGTCTTGTGCCACGGCTTTTCTTTACCCGTGTCTTCTTGACTGTGCGCTTAAAATCCCGATTGTCTGGTTCTTTACCCTTGTAGTAATCTGACATTTAAAAATCCTCTATGTTTGTAATTAGATTCTTTAGTTTCTTTTCAATCATGTATGTCATGACTTTTGCTTTTGAGCCAATAACTGGTTTCTCAAATTGTTCGATAACCGCTTGCTCCAAATCACTAGGAATGCAAGACAGATCAATAATAGACTTGTTTCTGTCATAAAAAGGTAACTCTTGAATGCGGTTATTCACGATGTCATCCATAACTTTAGACATAACCTTGGTTGTAAGTCTCTTTTGAGATTTTTCTTCATTAACAAATGTGTCATCATCCGAAAGGATGTTAGGCACACCATCAGAAGAATCTCCGCGAATGATATGCTCCAACAAAAATATCTTTGGATTATCGCTCTTAATGTATCCCTTTTTCAAGGGACTGTACTGGTAAACATTTTCAAATTGACCAAGTTGCATAAAATCTTTGTCATTAGACAAAATAAGTATCTTTTCCAACTTGTGATAATGCTTAGTCAACACAAAAATGATATCATCGGCTTCCGTTGTTTCAACTGTGATGTTTCTATACGGAAAAATTTCTTTAATTTCAGAACGAATAGTATGAAGACTGTTATAGATTGCATCCCAATCCATATCAGAATTTGACTGGTTCTTCTTTCTATTCTGTTTGTATTGTGGGAAGATTTTTTTCCTCCAACAATTACTAGAATCATTACAAATTACGAGTTGCCCGTATTCCTCACGAAACTCTGAATTATATTTTCGATATGTGTTTAGAACCATATGCCTAATATAGTCTTCATTTAGTTCGGGATAATCTTTCATAGACTGAAAGATACTGGCTAAAATTATTTGGTTGTTATCTAAGAGTATTATAATTGCACCTCGTTATATTCATTATAAAGAAATAGTAATAAAAGTCAATAATTATTTACCCACTGCTCACTATTGCCATCCGGTAGATACTTGTATATTTTACCATTAGTTGTATTAAACCACTCATCTCCAATATTAGGATTCAACGGAACATCAGGACCCCAATAAAACTGAATGGGCTGTGAACCACCAACAAGTTGTTGCCATCCACCATTTTGGACATTATCCGGAGCCAAATCTCGTATTGTATTTGTGGCAACATAAGTTTTTCCCTGATAAAAAACAACATCTCCCGTTTGATATGTTATAACCAAACCAGATGCAGTTCTCGCTTTATAATTTCCCTTAAAATTAAATGAATTAACTGTCATTTAAGTGCTCGGAGTAAAAGAACATTAGAATTAATGCGCCCATTTGGCTTAGTTTCCTTTGTCTTTATGTCCTTCCAATGGTTATTTATAGCACGAATACCATCATTTTTTGCAGACTTAATAAATTCATTTATCTTCTTAATTGTCTTTTCTTTAGAAGTTTTTTCATCATAGCCAATTAAAGTGGTTCCCTTTACTGTGATTCCACTTTTGCCTGGATCGGCATAATAAATTGATGCTTTTCGATTCTTAGTGTTGTAAACAATAAGAGTAGAGCAACCAACAATTGCTTCTGGAAGAATTGATTCTGCGCCTGTAGTTTGATCGCGGATCATGTACTTCAATTTCTTTACTACTTGATCTGCCTTCTTTTTCTTTTTCTTTCTTGGCTTACGATTGCTCTTGGCAATTCCTTGTCTAACAATAACATGATCACGAATTAACTTGATGAAATCATGAAACTTCTTTATTTGTGCCTTCTTTAGATGACTATAACCTTCCACCAAGTCTTTATTTTTGCCTGCAATTACATCCGACAGTTCCTTTATCTTTGGTTCCAAAAACTCAATCATAAATTCGCAGTGCATTGCACTTGGTTGTTTTTCTTTTAGCCATTCTTCTGTTTGAAACTCCTTATATTTGGAATTATTGCCACACAAATACATCATATAGTTGTCAATAATTAATTCCAATTCAGAACAAAGACTAGATGCATTCTTTCGCACCCTATCCCGCACAGAAATAGGGTTTTCTTCTTTAACATCAGAAGAAATTGACTTTCCAAGATTGATTAGTTTTTCAATTGTTTCATCTACTTTAGCCTGAAAATCATCTGGCAAAATACAACCGCGATTTGCGGCTCCACATTTTGCGCCTATTGTTCTAAATTCAAATCGTTCTGTTCCAAGTTTTCTAATATATTCACCGTCTTTAATTTTTAACCGATCCACATACTCACAGACGGCATTTCTATAATCTCGTTCTGTGTAACGAATATTATACCAATTTGCCGCAAGAGCAATAGACCAAGTAACTTTTTCATAATCAGAAAAATCCTCTGGTTTCCAATGCTTCCAGTTGGGTTCTTTGCCGTAAAAAATGTCTTCTGTATTTTTAGGTGTCATGGCTTATAGAATACGAATATCGGTTCATATTTTATATAACTTCCATCAACTTTGCAATAGTTTTTACACTTGGGAATTCCATTTTCATCCAACCTATTTTGCCCCGGCATAGATTCTAATGCCATCTTTAGTACACCTTTATATTGCATTCCTATACTTTCTAGGAATTCCTTAGAATCTTTCTCCAAAGGTAAATAATCTCCTCCTATTAGGAGGTCTGCAATATTCCATAAAAGATATCGATCATTTTTTAAATAATCATAACATGTCTGTAGTGTTGGCTTTAAAAAGCCATCTCTCCAAGAATCATATGTGCTAAACTTCTTGTAAGATTGTTCTGCATCGTCAGAATACGCCTCTCTGTTAAAATACGGAGGAGAAGTAAACACTAAATCAAGTTTTCCCTTGTATTTTTGAAACTGTGGATTATTTGATATTACTTCTGATCCTTCACAATACACTTCGTAGGTATTTGTGTGGCTGAAGAATGGATTGGCTCTGTATGTTTTTTCGTTAAAGAAATCAGCCAATTTACCATATCTTGACCCCTCCGGTAAATGATTATCGGTGTTAGGATCAGTACCAATGTAATGCACAACCCTATCATCGCGCACAGCCATAGCACCCAGAATGCGACCTCCCCAACCGCTAGAAGGATCATATATGTGAATTGTTTCATTGGTTGTAATATGATTTGTAAATCTTTCATATAGGTACTTTGCGGTTAGCGGCGGGAAATTAACAGCAACTTGAATATAGCCAATACGGAAAGAAGCAAAACCGGCAGGAAATACTCTTTCTCCCTTTTTGTAAATACGGATTGAATATACTTTATCATCTTTTAGGTTCTCCGAATCAAATGTAGAATAATGTCTGTACGACATCTTTGGCTTCCACGCCAAGAATTGATCTTTTGTTATTTGTAAAATATCACTCTGCTGAATTTGAAAATAGCCCGTGTTAAGCCCATCACGAATGGCGACTTCCTCAAGCATGAAGTCATATCCCTCAAAAATGCTTGGATTACCAAAGAATGCTTCTAACCATTCTTCACCAGAAGAGACATCAACGATTGAATATTTTGTATTATGCTTTATCGCAGAAAGAGCGTGTCGATAAAACGAATCTCTTCGCAAATGACGAGTGGCACCACGAACAACTCTATCTTGGAATTTATTATCAGAAAACAAATCATAAACAGAATAGCCATTATCTTTTTCAGAATAATTGATTCTAGTTTTCATCATATTTGAAAACCATTGATCTGCTTCTCCACCTATTCTTGCTTTGTTAATAATAACATCTTCAACAGTACCATCGGTGTTTAACTCATCGGTATGAGTAAAATTTGAAACTGGATATGTTGTCATTTTATTGAACTGATCTATAATATCCAGTTCATTTTTGCCTGTTCTTGGTGGACACCCATATGTGTCCCATGAATGCAATATTTCTTCTCGCATCTTTTTTACCCAAACACCAAACTCTGCTGGTGTCATTGCAAGAAGGTCTTCGAAGAATACATTAATCTCCGAATTGATTACATGATCATTTCGTTCATAAAATCCGTAGTTATTCATGCCCCTACATTCCAAAAAAGTACAGTTCCTGTTCCGCGATGTTTCATTATAAATTCCCAAGCCTTTGCATCATATGTTGGTGCAGAGGGAAATGGTGGAAGAATTTTTGCAGGTTTATTAAAAGGAATATCACAATTATAAACCTTTGCTCTTCCATAATTTCCTTTATGACCAACAGTGACAACATTAAATTTTGTGTTTGGCCATGCCAACTGTAATCCTCGCGTCAGAGTTCCACTTGAGCCAACAGTCCAAACTTCATCTGGAACCATTCCAATGTTATATCTTGCAACTTTTATAATGCAAGCC